GCGAATAATGCTCCTGATATAATTGCTATGAGATTAATGTCCATTACTAACTCCTTAAGGTTTAAAGTTCCGCTGTAGCGGTGCGCATTGCGAAAATCCGCAAAGCGCGGTCTATAATTACTGTCTTATAGATGTCCTGCAAATAAAGTTTGATTATTTGTATGTGACTTAAAATTTCAAGTCTTTTTTTTTTATAAATGTTAGCCAAGGCTAAATTTTTTGTTTATGTTTCGCTTTTTTTATTTCTAATCTGGCTTTTATATTTTCAGCGTACTGTTGTTTATGACTTTTTACAGCTGTATAGTATTTTGTTACTTTGACGCTGTCTTGTGTCATATACAGTCCTTTAGCTGATGTATTTATGCCAGTTAGTAGCTCAACTTTTTCGGCTTCTTTCCATTCAGCCTCTTGTTTTTGTTTTAATCGAAGTTCCTCTAATTCTTTCGGATGTGTTTCTTCGATTTTTTTTAGGTAGTATCGTGGTATTGATTGTTTAATACCTTTTACAGTGATATACCCTTGTTGTAGTATTTGTTTAAGGTTTTTTTGTGCGAATTCTTTCCCGATTCCGAGAGATAGAAGTCTAAATACGGGTTCGCGTTTTTTATCGTGGTAATGTTTTTCCGCCTCTGTGCCGGAAAATTTCTTATTAATGTATTTCGAAACATATAATATTGAATCCGGTTCGGCAATTCCAAAACTTTTTGTTTTAATTTGGTTATTAGACCAATCGCAATAAGTCCAATTATTAATAATATAATTTCTATCGTGTTCGGTGAGTGATAGTCCGAAGATAATTGCGTGATAATGAGGTCGTTCAGTTTTTTCTCCATATTCACCACAAAAGAAGTATTTGATATTTCTATTTTCTTTTTGTAAATCTTTTCTTAATCGTTTTATGAATAGTTGAATATCTCTTTTTTTTAATGTTGGATATCGTTCGTTTATTGGTAATTTTTCATTATCATATGTTAATGTTATAAAGACTGAATCTTCATGTGAATCTAATTCATGTAGCAGTCTAACTGCCCATTCTTGACGTTTTTTTACTCGACAGGCTAGACATTTCCCACAGGGAACTTCCAATCCGTCGGGATATAGGGACCTATCAAGGTTTTTAGTAACAAGAAAGGGTTTGATACATTGCATATCATAACCTAACGCCACCGCGTGAGGAACCATATTTTTTGATTGATGTACCTTGTTTTGATTTATGACTGTAATTTTTTAAAGGTCTTTTCTTTTTTGATGATCTTTTTGATCGTTTCATTTACCAGCCTCCTGTTGCTCCACCTTTTCCGGAGAATTCTCCTCCTCCGCCAGTGGATAATTGATTTTTTCTTGCTTTTAATTTATTATAGGCTTCAACGCCTATTAAGTCTTGAATTACTTTTGCTATTGGTGATGGGTTAGATGATGTACCAAAGTCTTGTGTTCTTAACCAATCATCATTTTTTATTAGCGTTTCTAGTCTTGTTTTTTCACTAGTTGTACCTGCCAATCCACTTTGAGCGTTTAAATTTCTTTGTTTTGCAACTTCTGTTTTTGCTTGTTCATCTATTAATTTTTTTGTTGCTTTTTTGTTATCATATTCTGCTCCACCAAGTATTCCGCTTATTGTTGAACTAAAATCGGCTGTTGGTGCTTGCATTTGTGGTGCTTGTGTTTGTATAGCTTGACCGGCTGATGCTCCAGCCCCGGCAGCTAATACTTTTGAAAGTCCAGCTTTTTCTAAATCGGTTACTCTCCTTTGTACAGAGCTGTCTTCTCTTTCAAAGATTTTTTGTTGTAATCTTCTTTGATAGTCAAAATTTTGGATTGATGATTGTTGATTAAATTTAGCTGATTCTCCAGATGTAACAGCATTTAACATATTTGGAACTAAATTTAGTACTCCACCTATTAAATCCATTTTTTTTTCCTTTTTTATTGTGAACCCTTATCGGGTGTCACTGGGCTATATTGACAACAAGAGGACAATATAGCTATTCGGCAGATTTCTCTGCCTTTTCTGTTTTTGAAGCCGTTTGTGGGGCTTCTATGATCGTTTGAGAGGCTTCCAGCTGGGCTTTCCTCTCTTTGGCTTCTCTAATCTTTTCTTTACTTCTTTCTTCGAGTTCTCGTCTCATTGATGAAACGTCTGAAAGATCAAAATTTTTTGATCTTGTTCTGTCGAAGTATGTTTCATCGACTTGATTTTCATGAAAATCGAATTGTTCCATTCTGTATTCTTTAAGGTGTAAACCTGCAAGCATAAGGTTCTCTATGCGTTTTTTTGCTGGAATATATCCAGCTGTTTCTACAAGTTTTTCCCCTGAATTTTTTTCAGGGGCTTGTCTTATTCTATCGTAATGTGTATTGAATTTCATTTTTTTTACTCCTTCTATTAACATTTGATATTGTCCAAATGGAGACATTTTATACCTAGTGATGATCTGTAAGTCCTGGTTCAGCTTGAACAGGTAAAGGTCTGATTGCTTTTATTATATTAGCAACTGATATTATTAATCCGGGTTCTGATGGTGCTGCGAAAATATCTTTTCGTGGTACACATTCTATAAATGATGTGTTAAGCTCTGGAGGTGTTCCAGGGTCGAATTCTCTTCCGAGATGCCAATAATTAAAGGTGTCTCGCATTTGGCTGACTACCATATTATTTTTTGTACGAAGTTCGTCATATCGACCTTGATATCCGAAAATATTTTGATTGTCTGTAGAGCTTCCATCTATTGCACAAATTTCTGCTTGTGTTATGGCTTGTTCTGAAAGATTCATAAATTCCGGAAAGTAAAAATCAAATTTAGTTCTACGGAGCCACTGTCTGTCAATTCCTTGTGAATACATTGACCTGGGCATAACTGACATAATGGTCATAATAAGACCATATTCTTGTACCCTATACTTTCCAGTGTATGAATTAGTTGCTGTTATTCCATGACCAGCAAGATTTCCTTGTGGTGTTGTATCTGTTTCTGATTGTTGTACTACTTCCGATATAATTATCGGTGATTTTGTTCCACCTATATATTCAGGTCTTTGAAGTCTTGAGTCGAGATTACCTCCGACGGAAAAATGGCTCTGTAAGAACTCAAAATAGCGATTTCCCGACCTGGCGTTGCGCTCCATCCATTTCTGTATTTGAAAGGCTAAACGTAGATCTGATATATCTACAGACGTTCCGAGTGATAAGTCTGCAGTTATATTTGGATAAGATGTTGAACCAGCCCTTCTGACATAAAAGTCAGTATTAGCTCCGCCGGGATTTATACTTGATGCTCCGGCATATGATACTGGAGCAGTTTGACCTGATTCGTATATTGTACCTTGTGCGCCACCTTCCCAAGTGTCTGTGTTTTTTCCTATTCCTTGAACTGGTACATTTCCGGCGAGAGGTAAAGCAACGGCTGTACCTTTTTGTTGCCAAGGCAAAGCAGATGTAAAATAATCTTTTTCCCATCTTCGGTTTATAATATCTTCGTTTGATAATAGAAGTTCTGTGTCTAAATTTTCATCAAGATAATAAGAATTTAAGATGAAATTATATGCTCTACGAGGAAAATCTATAGGTCTTGCAAGTTCAGGGTCTACGTCTGGAGGAAATCCAAGAAAATCCCACAATGAGCCTTGATCATATGTTGTAGGAGTCCATGTAGGAATAGTAGGAGCTTGATCTCCATCAGCACCACCTGTTATAAATGTTTCCCAATTATCTGTTCCGGCTTCTTCCCATAACTTTCTGTAAGGTACAAAGAAAGTATGAGTATAAAGATTTATTTCATGAAGTATAGGAGCAACAAGCGGTTGAAACCTGACTACTGCTTGAACTCCCATTTCGAAGATGTCTCCAGGTACAACTTCGTCGCATTGGATAGGGATTAATTGACCCATATCACAAGTAAGTAATTTAGAATAAGTAAGATCAAATACTGATCTTCCCGGTCTTAAAGAACCTACTGTTTGATAATTTTTATTATTTGGCATTTTTATCACCTTTATATAATGCAGGGTCTGGAGGATATTCAAATTTTCTTTTGTGAAGTTTATCTTGAACCATTGCTACCGGATAGATTGACCTTAAGTCAATTTCTTCTTTTGCTGGTAATATTTCGGATGTTTCAGGGTTATAAAATCCAAGTCTATATAATTTATATTCTGTAATGTTCATGTATTGATTTTCTACGAAAGTATTTTTTACTTGTCGAAGTGCGACTTCGTCGTTTTTTGCTGTGAATACATTGCCAGATTCTTTAGCGATACAATCATGTATTGTATAAAGTGATTTATTTGTTACCATTATTTACCTGCCAATAGTTTTATAATATTAAAGATTCCTTGTAAGATACCATTAGATTTAATTGCTGGTATTAGTGAAAGGGCTTCAGAGACTGCGAATAATGCTCCTGATATAATTGCTATGAGATTAATGTCCATTACTAACTCCTTAAGGTTTAAAGTTCCGCTGTAGCGGTGCGCATTGCGAAAATCCGCAAAGCGCGGTCTATAATTAC